GTTTATTACATAACCGATGCTTTTAAGAAAACCAACTATTCCACCAACGTGCACACCATCATCGTTAGTAGTTGGTATAACACTAAACACCCTAATAAAAGTGTTTAGACCATCTATAATAAGCACTTTATCGTTTGGGTCACCGCCGTCGAGTGAACCACCTTTTTTCTTTATTTCCTCAAATATTGAAAGGTATCGTTTATTACTCACTCATCTCCTCTTCAATAACGACATCATCAATACCGAAGTTTTTTTCGTACTTAAGGATTACCTTGTCACAGATAAGGTTGTAACAATGTGACCTAAACTCGCTATCTTGAAGAAGTTCACTCCAATCCTTAGATTGAAATTTTACCTCTTTATCTTTGTGGTCTTGCATGGTGTACCAAGAACCACCTTGTTTTACGAGCTTGTGGTCTTTCATTACTTTCAACCAGCTACCGTCATCATCGATGCCTGTCTCAAAGTAAAGTTCAAAATCGGCATGTCTCATAGGGGGCCCAAGTCTATTCTTAATAACTTGTGCTCTCATCTTCATACCGATTGTGTTGTTTTTCTTATCTTTTATTTGACCAGTATTCTTTAATCTGATACGTGTGGATGCGTGAAATGGTAAGGCTTTACCACCACTTGTAGTCCAAGGGTCACCAAACATAACTCCTAGCTTTTGTCTTAACTGATTTGTAAAAACCAAAGCTATTTGTTGTCTTCCAATCATTTGGGTAATCTTACGCATCGCCTTTGATATGATAATTGCTTTTGATGTAGCCCATCCGTCCTTATCAAAGTCGGCTTCCATCTCTACATTTGTAGATGCGGCGGCAAGTGAGTCAACAAGAATAGTTACTAATCTATCCCTATCACTCTCCCTCACCTTTGCAACTATCTCCTCGATTGCATGAAATATGTCCTCTACAGTTTCTAAGTGTAGGTATAACATATTATCTACATCAACACCTATAGCGGTTAGAAACTCTGTACTAACTGCTGTTTCGGTATCGATGTAAACTGCAACACCACCTTTCTTTTGTGTCTCGGCTAACATATGAGCTCCGAGTAATGATTTACCACTACTCTCAAGCCCATTTAGCTCTGTGATTCTACCGACCGCAATACCACCATCTGGCTTATTTGATATTGCTAGGTCTAACATTGTAGAACCTGTAGACACAAAGTCTTTTATGTCGGTTGGTGTTGTATCTGTACCATCAAGGAAGTAGGCAACCTTCATGTCCTTGAATTGTTTATTGATGGTGTCAGCTAGGACACCAGCCAATTCGTCTCTTGTAGACATATGTTTCTCCGATTTTAAGATTAACTATTGAATAAATCGTCGAATGCGTCTCCTGCAGCTTTTGCATCCGTTGAGTTAGAAGTTGATTCAGCAACCTCTTCTTTCTGTTCTTCCTCTTCAGAACCACCATTTAGATACTCATTTAGAGCGGTTGTAAGTTCATCATACGAACGCTCTTGATATATCTCTGTAATGTTCTTCTGAGAATTATTGATGTTCTCAAGTAAAGATGCATCTTCTGTGATTGATGTTATGTTTGGTTTAACTCTGATTGATGTTGATGGGAACGAAGCGCCTGTTTCTTCTGCAGTTTTGAATTCTACAGAAACATCACGACCACTTACCGGGTCTGTAATATCACCATAATCAGGGTCTGCTATAATGGATAATAACTCTTGATAAACCGTCTTACCAAATCCCCAAAACTTCACACCTTGTGACTCTTCACCTCTGACAACGACTGGAGCATAAGTTCTCATTTTTGCTTCAATCTTTTTACCGAGACGATAGTCCTCTTTAGAACCAGTTGACTTCAACTTTTGAGCGAACTCCTCGATTGGGTCTGGCCTTCCAAAAGATATTGGTGAAAGATAATTCTTGCCACCTAAATCATAGTGAAAGTACAACTCAATAAAAGGATTATCTTTGTTGAATTTATAAGGAACAATCCTTACAATCTGAGTGCCAGGTGATGGTTTCCAAAGATTTGATGTTCTATTGTTTGTAGTCTGAAGTTGACTAAGACGATTTTTTATTGCGTTTAAGTCCATTTAATATCTCCTATTTTTTAATTTATTATTTTTTAGTGGAATCATTTGTTGATTCGTATATAAGTATAAAGTAATTTTTGTAAATACTATTTTTTATTCCAAGTCTTCGTATCAATGATTGTGTAAATTTTAGTTGGTATTTTGTTTAGTCCATTTTCATTTGTTAATAATAAGCAGTTCTGATAATCTTCCCAATTTATTTGGTAGCTCTTATCAAGTCTTCCACCATTCAGCTCCCTAATTAAATCATTCAGAGCATTGATGGTGTATAATGTGTTTGTCATCTTTTTTCTGTGTAATGATATCGTATCGTGACTACCTTGTATAAAATCTTCTTCATACTCAACGTTGTATGTACATATTAGCTGATTGCTATCATTACCATTCTCAAAAACATAAATCTTGTCGAAGACAATCGTGTTACATTCAATCACGAGGTTA